ATAAAAATAAGGAATAATAGAATGAGATGTGCAGCCTGTGATAACCAGATTAAAGATTATGCCAAGAATCAAGACCTATGCTACACATGCCTAAAAATAGTAAGAGAGGCAGCATACGGATATAACGATAAGAATGGCGATGTCTACATACTTAATGACGAAGAGATAACTTCTCTGTATTCAGATTTCAAATACAAGGATACTTCTAATGACGATTATTGAGTACTTGACTTACTTGTTTTGGGTTAAAGAGTTCATCCTATTTGCCTTCCTGATTTCTCTTGTCAGTATTGTTATACTAATAGTTATCCTTATTGTGTTGGAGTATAAAGACTAACATATTATGTTACTGTTTGTAAATACCTGTTGACAATTCTTATATTTTATGGGATTATATCTCTTGTAATGACAAAGAACTCACAAATACAAATAAGTCATTATACATAAAGGAATCCTTAATTACAATAAGGAAATATAATAAAAATAATATTACCACACTTGATGATAGGTGTGTGCAACATTGAATGTTGTTTCTCCTCCACACTCTTTAGTTTCCTCCTTCTCTACTGAGTGTGATTCTTATTCTAAGATCGGAGTTGTTCACTAACTGGTAAGCAGCAGCTCCTTATTTATCCAAACCATCTGATACGTTTTACAACTAGATAGGTTTAATGGATGTGGTATGTGATCCACTCAAAATCACAAACAATAGTACCTTAGTTCAGGGGTAGAACGCAGAACTGATAATTCTGAGGTCGATAGTTCGAAACTATCAGGTACTACCAATTCCTTAGTAGCTCAGTTGGTAGAGCGGTGGACTGTTAATCCATGTGTCGCTGGTTCGAGTCCAGCCTTCGGAGCCAAATTTCGTATAAGGGAGTTTTCAGGATTCTCCCACTGTTAGATATCTTCAGGGTATCCAGTGTGTTAGCGCAGAGAGCTACATCAGAGCCGAGCATTAATCAACACCTGAAATTGGAGAAATAATCCGAGTCGGTCTAACGGATGCTGTCTTGAAAACAGTTAGGTGTAATAGCCGTGTGAGTTCAAGTCTCACTTTCTCCGCCAAATACTATAGAGAGTAAACTAGATAGGTTCTAGGTCGCACTGCTAACGCGAACGTCTGTAAAAGGATTCAGATCGAGACTGATGCTCTCTGCCAATTTATAAGTCGCCCTCTGGCGAGGAACAGAGTCTCCAAAACTCAGTAGCAGTGTTCGATTCACTGGTGATTTGCCAAATAAAAATATAATGAGTAATAATAATGAAAAAATGCTGTTATGAAATTAAATGTGGAAAAGAGAAAGTAAAAGTAAAATTTTATTATGAAACTCAAGAAGAATTAGTAGAAATTTTAAAGATGTTGATGGAAGCCCAGAAGGAAGGCTGAGTCGAATCTTTTTCTGAAATTCTAACTCAGGGTGGGTTAGATACTTTGAACCGAGATTGGTTCTACTTTCTTTTTAAGGAAAACAAAATGGAATATCAAGCAGCTATGCCTTCACTTGTTGCAACTGGAAACAATGATGGTTTTGGAATGGGTGGTGGCTTATTAGGCGGTTTGGTTTTAGGTTCAGTTTTGAACCGAGGGTTCGGTAATTTTGGTGGTGGTTACGGATATGGCAATGGTATGCCTTGCGGTGGATATGGTGGTATTGATGGTTTAAATAATCTTCAAGGCGCTATTGATACAAATGCAATCCTTTCAAACTTAGCAGATATTAAGGCAGCAGTACCATTAGCAGAAGGTCAAATGCAACTTGCATTAGCTGGTGCTCAATCTGATATCACACAACAAAATCAAGCACAAACTCTTGCTTTAACTAACCAGTTATTCACTGGTCAATTAGCTAATGTACAAGGTTTTGCAAATACAAAAGATGCTGTAGATTCATTATCAACTCAAGTAGCCATTGGTCAAGGTGTTACAAACACTAATATCGAACGTCTTGGTTGGCAGTTAGCAACTACAGTAAAAGATGACGGTGAAAAAACTCGTGCATTAATTACATCAAACCAAATTGCTGAACTTAATCGTATTGCAGCAGAACGTCAAGACGAAATCATCGAACTTCGTAATGAAGGTCGTAGACGCGATGACCGACATGGTATTGAAATTAACATGATTAATAACCAAAATCAAAATCAGTTACAATTCCAACAACAACAACAATTGATAGGTCAATTAGCACATTGTGTTAGTGATGTATCTCAAATTGCAAGAGCGACAAACCAATCTTTAATTATTGGTAACACTGGAGCTGTTGCAAGTGGACCACAAACAGCTAACCCAACTAACGTAAGAGCTTAATATAGGAGTCATATGAACAACAGTAATTTCCAGTTAAATAATTTAGTTAATAGTCTACTCAGAATGGGCTATAATCAAAATCAAATTCTTGAAATGGTGAATGGAACTCCTTACGGATACAATCAAAATGTTGTTCATAATGGCCCTCAAGTTAATTCTATTCCCTCTGGTAGTGTTCAACAAAACACCCAAACACCTAACACAATAGCTGGTAATCACAATTCAAATTATGATGAAGGATTGTTATTAAAGATGTTTGGAAGCTTTTGTAGTGAGCAACCAGAGAATTCAAAAGAATTAGCAATTGCTTTTAATAAGTTTTCTAGATGGATTCAGTCCACTGTTGACAAACAAAACAGTAAGAATTAAACTTTCTGTTTTGCGCGAGGAGCAATCCTCGCATTTAATGCTTCTATAGTTAATGTAGTATAACACGACCTTTGTAACGTTGAGTATCAAGTGCAAGTCTTGGTAGAAGCACCAAATTGAGAGGGAATGATGGGTAGTAAAGTTTGTCCTAGGTGTAAAGAAGATAAAGGATTTTCAGAGTATCATAAGTCCTCAAAAAGAAAAGATGGATTACAAGTTAATTGTAAATCTTGTAGAAAAGAGATTGATAGTAACTCTTATTTAAAAAGTGAATCAAGACGTAATTCAATTAAGTCGAGAAGAGATGAAAATAAGAAGTATAATAGTTCTCTTATTTACAAATATAAAAGGTTTTGTGGTTGCCATTTTTGCATTGAAAATGAACCAGTAGCTTTAGACTTTCACCATTTAAATCCTAAAGAGAAGGATATTAATGTTAGTGTTGCGGTTTCATACTCAACAGATAGTTTAAAGAGAGAGATTCGCAAATGTATTGTTCTGTGTTCAAATTGTCATCGAAAAGTACATGCAGGGATCTTAATAATATAACTTTGTATAGCTCAGTTTGGTAGAGCACTTGCTTTGGGAGCAAGATGTCGTAGGTTCAATTCCTACTACAAAGACCAATAGCGAGGAGTGATGGTGGTTTCACAGTGAGTCTCATAAGCTCATGCACGAGGGTTCAATTCCCTCCTTCGCTACCAAAATTTAGGTAAATTATGACAGAAGCTATATTATGTTTAGCTATTGCCATATTTAATGAATCAAAAGGTGAACCAACTAAAGGGCAGTATGCTGTTGCAGAGGTTATTCATAACAGGAGTAATCATTCAGATTATCCTAATTCATATTGTGGTGTAGTAAAACAAAAAGGACAATTTTCTTGGTACAAAGGTTCACAATCTTTAAAACCGCCTAAGCATGAAAATAAGGCTTGGGATGAATCGCTGAAAGTAGCGAAGAACTTTTCTACAAAGAAAACAAATTATACCAAAGGAAGTTTGTACTTCAATCATCAACGTTTAGGTGTTCGATTTGGTAAATCATTAAAATGTAAAATTGGGAACCATGTCTTCTTCTGAGCACATGGTTTTCTTATTTGGAGATGCAACGTGTCCGAAGATTATAAAAAATTAGAAGATGAAGAAATTATTGGTGGAACATTTGGACAACCAATTAGAAATACAAAATTAGTAAATACAAAAATGCTAAAAGCTAAGTTAAATTCCAGCTTAGATAAAGCATTAGGAATCTTAACAAAAAGTCTTGATGATGAAAATCCAAAGATTGCATATAAAGCAGCAACTGACATTCTGTCTTATCACGTTACACTATCTAACTTAGAGATGAAAGAAGATTTACATCGTGAAGAAATGAAGTTCAGAAAACATAAAAACAATATTTACAGCAATCAAGAAGAATACGATAGATTATCCAATCTTAATAGCGCTGCTGGCGGAACTGCTGACATTCCAGTCTCAAGATTCTCAATGGATTACGAGGAAAAGAAGCCTAGTTAATATGGAGGTTAATTAAATGTCTGGAGTATTATTTAGACCAGCAAGCCCTCCTCAAGAAAAGTTTCTTAAATCTGATGCTGACGTAATTGTTTACGGTGGTGCGCGTGGTTCTGGTAAAACCTTCACAAGTCTGATGAGATTCTTACGTTGGGTTCACGATGATAATTTCCATGCTTATGTAATTCGTAAGAACTCGACAGACATGGTTGGCGGCGGTGGTGCATTTGATGAAGCTGTGAAAATGTTTACACAGTTTGACCCAAGAGTCGAATTCACCAAAAAGCCAATGGCAATTAAATTCCCACATTCCACTGGTCACAAAAGATTAACTGGCGCTGACTTTACATTTATTGGTTTAGATGGTCAAGCTGGTAAAAATGCCTTACAAGGTAAACAAATCTCTGCCGCAATGGTAGATGAGGCAACTCACTTAACATTAGATGAGATTGAATGGATTATCCAAGGTCTTCGAACTTTAGCGAAAGAGCCTGACGGAACGCCAATGAAGCCAAGTATTTGGCTTACATGTAACCCTGATCCTGATTCTTACATTCTAGAATGGATTAGAGATTATTATCTATATCCTGAAGGAACGTTCATTGATGGCGTAGATGTTAGTGGTAGACCAAACCCAGAAAGAAATGGTGACTATCGTTACTTCTTAAAACAAGGTAACGATTACGTGTGGGCTGCAACTTATGAAGAGTTGTTTGACACCTACAGTCACTTATATGGTGTTGACCAATTTACTGGTGAATCTGAATGTAAACCAATGAAGTTTCAATTTATTGGTGCTACGGTTTACGACAACCCACCACTAATGAGAGCCGATCCAGCATACCTACAAAAGCTTTTAAACTTAAGTCGTGTAGAAAAAGAACGTATGTTATATGGTTCTTGGTTTGCTCGTGAAGAAGCTGGTGGTCACTTTAAGCGTGCTTGGGTTGAGCCTCTATTATTATCAATGCCTCCAGAAGAAGATATTGTTTCTCGTGTCAGAGTATTTGACTTAGCAGCTACAGTTCCAACAGAAAGCAATCCTTTCCCTGACTGGACAGCAGGAACATTATTAGCTAAAACAAAAAATGGAAGATATATTATCGAGCATGTTGAACGATTTCAAAAACGTTCTGGTGACGTGGAAGAAGCTGTTCTAGACATAATTAGAAAAGACAGAGAGTTCTATAAAAAGAACTATAAAGCATATCTTCCTGAAGACCCAGGCGCTGCTGGAAAGACAGCTAAACAATATTGGGCAAAGATATTTGCAGAACAAAAAATACCTATTTATTTCATTAAAGTTAGTAGCTCAAACGGCAAGATGAAAAACTTCGAGCCATTCTCAGCAGCTTCTCAAAATGGATTAATAGATGTGCTTAAAGCAGATTGGAATTCAATGTTGTTTAATGAGCTTGAATCCTTTGATGGTAAACGTTCTACCTCAGCAAAGAAAGATGATATGTGTGACTCTACAGCAACAGCATTTAATGTAGTTGCAACTAAACGAGAACTTCCTAAGTTCAACGCTAAAAAATTAAAAATGGGATAATTGAATGGCAAAAAAACCTACAAAGAAACAAGTTATCCCTACAGAAATAGGGGTTGGAAATACCAGCATATTTGATTATGACTATTGTGTTTTTGGTGAAAACAAGGATTTGAAATTTCCTTATTCAATCCAGACCTTTAAGTTGATGAGGAAGAATATTGCAATCGCGTCAGCTCTAAATGCTGTACAGATTATTGCCCTACGTGTGCCTCGCTTTATCGAACCATACAATCAAACTGATGTTCATAAAAACAGAGCAGCCTTTGTTGATGAATGTTTAGGTGTTACACAAGATAATAATGATATGACACATTCATTTGATGACTTCTTACGGGAAGCATTATCTATGAATACTTTTGGTTTTAGTATCCATGAGAAAGTTTATCGTTTTCGTCTTGATAAATATGGAAGTAAGTATGATGATGGTAAGGTTGGTATAAAACGATTACCAATCCGATCTCAAGAAAGTATTGAAGAGTTTGTTTATGATCAGAAAGGTCGTGAGCTTCTTGGAGTAAAGCAAAAACAAGCCGCTAGACGATTCACCTATCTTCAGTCTATCGGCTTAAAGGATGGATTAGTAGATATTCCTAGAGATCGCTTTATGATGTTTAAAGCTGACTCAGAAAACGGAGAGCCAGTTAGCCCATTAACCCATGTATACGATACGTGGAGAGAACTTCAGAAGTATAAAGACTTAGAGAACATTGCCTCATCAAAAAACTTAAATGGTTTACCAGTCTTATGGATGCCAGCAGAGTTTATGACAGATGATGTTGATGATGAAAGCTCAGAAGTTTATAGAGTTTTAAAAGATGGTATTTCAAAGATCAGTATTGGTCAACAAACCTCTTTAATTCTACCCTCAGATAGAGAACAAGATACTGGATCAGGTGGTAAGTTATTTGACTTCTCATTAATGTCTGCATCTTCGTCAAACATTACAGCTATTACTTCTATCATCCAAAGACTTACTAATGAAATTTATCAGTGTTTATTTGCTGATGTACTTCAGATGGGTAATGAGCGTGGTGGTAATAGCAACTTAGCTGAAAGCAAATCTTCTTTCTTAACAATGTTAGTTGAGAATAGGATTAAAGAAATCTTCACTGTTATTAACAATGATTTGATTCCTGATTTGTTTAAACGCAATGGTTGGGATGCTACAAAGACTCCTAAGTTAAAATATAAAACTCTTAAAGAAGTTGATCTTGCAACATTCGCTAAAGCGATGCAACAACTTAAAGCTACAAAACTTATTGCTGTTACTCCTGAAAATATTAACTATATTGCAGAGCAAGCAGGGCTTCCAACAAGACTATCTTCAGATATGACACAAGATGAGATTGATAAAATCCTTGGTGTAGAAAAGAAAGACGATTCTAGAAGTGGTGATGGTTTGGAAAAAGGAACTGGAAACGGAACCTCAGATAATGTAGCAGAAAAAGACAATAGTGCAAATAACGTAAACAATAAATAAGGAGAAGCTATTGGCAAGGTTTAAACGTGGAAGTCTAACACTCGCTAGACAAGTGTTTAATACTCCACAAATGATCTTACCAGATGATCTTCAAACTATCGCTCAGTATTTGGTTAACCGAGCGAACGGAGACTTAGAAGTTTCTCCGAAGTCATCTGAAGAAGTTGAACAGATCGATATCAATATGCTTTCTGAAGAAGAAAGACGAGATTATAAAAGACGACAACTTGGAATCACAAATGATGGTAAGCGTGGAAATCTCAACATCACAGGTACACTGGTCTACAAAGCTGGTCAGATGGATGGTGAGTGCATGGAACTTACCTCCTACGAAAAACTATTAAGCACTTTTAAAGCACAAGTTTCTGAAGGAATTGAAGAGTTAGTTCTTCATGTTGATTCAGGCGGTGGTCAAGCTTATGGTGTGTTTGAAACAGCTAAAGAGATGCGTTCTATTGCAAATGAGAAGGGAATTAAAATCATCTCTTATATCGATGGAATGAGTGCAAGTGCTGCATATGCTTTAACCTCTATCTCTGATGAGATTATTGCAAATCCAGATGCTGAAGCTGGTTCAGTTGGTGTTGTTGTTCAGCTAATTAATAACTCTAAGATGTTAGAGAAAGTTGGTTTAACAAGAACATTTGTTTACAACGGAGATCAAAAGATTCCGTTTGATGCAGAGGGAGAGTTTAGTACTCAATTCTTATCTGCATTACAAAAGAAAGTTGACAAGACTGGTTTAGAATTTAACACATTTGTTGCTAACAACAGAAACATGAGTGTTGAAGATGTCATTGCTACAGAAGCTGCATTGTTAGATTCTGATGAGGCATTAGACGTAGGTTTTATTGATAAGGTCATGACTCGTTCAGAGTTTTTCGATGATTATCTTCCTGAATATAAACAAAGTACAAATATTTATAATTTACAACATGAGGGCAATATGTCTAAACAAGCAAATGAAAACGTTTCTGTTGAAACACTTCAAGCTCAGTTATCTACAATTACTACAGAAAAAGAAACTCTTTCTACTCAATTGGAAACTGCTACAACTCAACTCACACAGTTGACTACAGAGAAAGAAAACCTAGAAGCACAATTAACTGCTGCAAAATCAGAGTTAGATAGTGTTAAAGAAGCTAAAGCTGAACAAGAAAAATTAGCTAAGACAGAAAAGCGTAGAGCTACTTTAGCAACAGCTCTAGGTAAAGATAATGAAAAATTGGAAAGCATCTTAACTTCAACTGAAGCTCTTTCTGATGAAGCATTTGATATTGTTGCAAGTGGTTATGGTGCAGCAATTGAGAAACAAGCTGAAACTCTAGATGAGCTAGGCGGTGAAGGGGAAGAATCTGAAACTCAGAAGAAACTCGAACAAGAAAAAGAACTATCGCTTGCAGAAAAAATTGCAGCGGCAGCAAAACAAATCTAATAATAAGGAAAAATTAAACAATGGCAATTATCAATGGTTTAAATACATACCCTGTTGTTCCTTCTGACGTTTTTGGTTGGGAAGTTAATACTGATGTAGGTTATGGTCGTGAAAGCTTTACACTAACTTTAGCTGGTGGTAAGAAAGCTCGTGTTGGTACAGTAATCGCAGTAGATTATGCAGCTAAAACTGCTACTCTCGTTGCTGCTCCTGCTGATGCTGCTGCTGTCGAAGCGTTAGGCGACTTAGCAATCTTCGTTGGTCGTGATACAACAACTAACCCAGCTACTGCAAATGATTTTGATCGTTTAGTTGCATATGCTACTGGTAAAGTTACCGCAATTGTACGTGGTGATGGTCGTGGTACTTTGTACAAATACTACTTAGATTTCGATGGTGTTGGTTTCTACAGTTTGCCTGCTGGTGTTCAAGCAGCATTGTATGAAAAGTTCACTAAAGAAAACCGTTTCAAAGTGCTTGATCAAGTAATCGCACAATAATAATTAAAAAGGAAAATTAATCATATGGCAACTATTCGTAACCCTATTAACAAGTCTCAAAACATTGACTTGTTACCAACAATTGCAAACTTAGTACCAGCTTTTGGTGTTATTGCTGACTCTGGTCTTTTTACAGAAACTCCTGTGAAAACCAACTTTGCTATGTATGAGATTGAAGACGGCTTAAATATGCCGATGACTAAATTGACTTCACGGACAGAACGTGATTCAGTTCGTGTTGGTGGTGCTAAATCTCGTCATGTTGTTTTTGGTGGCAAAACAATCAAGATCGATGATGGTGTACATGTTGAAGATTTGCAAAACGTATTGACTGTTTTTGATATTGATCAAGACCAATCATTACAACAAGCAATTGCTAAGAAAACAGCAAACATGTATAACTCATGGTCACAATCTTATGAGTATATGTTGTTAACTGCTTCACAAGGTCGTATGAAAGACCCTAAAGACGGTACTGTAGCAATTGACCAATTCTTAAATACAGGTACTGCTCAGTCAGTTCACACAGTTGACCTTCGCTTAACTTCTACTTCAGTTATCTCTGATCTTAATGCTCTCCGCAATAAGATTAATAAACTAAATGGCTTCCACGGCTCAATCCGTGAAATTGAATTAGTTGTTGCTGACAACGTATTTGATCGCATCATTACGCATCCAGAGTTAGTTACTCTTTACTCTGCTGCATTCAACACTCGCGGCATGGAAGCAGTTAATAACCCAATCATCAATGGTTCTTCTGATCGTCCTACACTATCTCGTTATGGTTGGAGACGTGAGTTCCGTTGGGAAAACATCTTAATCGTTACTTATCCGCAAGAGTTCACACACATGAACTTAACAACTTCTAAAGCTGTTGCTGATGGTAAAGGTTGGACTATCGTTCGTGGTGCTACTGACTCTTATGAAGTATTGTTTGCTCCAGCTCCTTACTTCTCTCAATTGAATGGTGTTGGTCAAAAACTTTACGCTCGTTCAACTGGTATCGTAGATGATACACACATTGATATGACTCTTGAGTCTCACTTGACTCCATATCTAAAACGTCCTGAGCTAGCTGTAGATGTAACGTTTACATTAGCATAAGGAAATCTATGTCAGGGGCTTATGCCCCTTTCATATTCATTAGTGATTTAATTCTAGATCATTAATCAATATGAATATGGAGAACATTTTAATGTACGAAGATTTAGACCCAATTAATAATCCTATTCATGCTTTGAGATTAGAATTTGGTGATGTTGATCCTATGGATTATGTTTTAAGTGACGAAAGTTATCAATACTTCATAGATAAATATGGATCATCAGAAAGACTATTACGAAAGAAACTTGGTTGGGCAATCTTAGCACGTTTCGCTGTTGAAGGATTTAGACAACGTATTGGTCAAGAAGAAGCTTATCTTGGAGAGAGATATAAAAACTACCGTGAGTGGCTTAAAGACAAGGTTACCAACCCAATGCTTTCTGGGAACATTCCTAAAGTTTATGTTGGTGGTGTAGTTAGAGAAACTGTTGCTGAATATGAGCTTCGTATGGATTTAATTGATAGCACGTTCTATAAAGGACAAACTTCAAGAAAACCAGATTGGAGAAACTATAGAGAATTCACTCCTTGTTCTGTTATTGAGCCAGAAGAGAAGAAGCGCTTTATTCAGGAGTAATCATGCCTAGTTCAGTTTCTTTTAAAATGGATTTTGATACTACAGTTCTTGACTCGATTTACAAAGCAGCAAAACAAGCACACACAAAACATATTCGTTTCGGTTGGTTAGATGGCAAGAAGTATCCAGCTACACATAAGAATAAAGGATTACCAATTGCACAAGTCGCTCAATGGCAAGAATATGGAACACACAATATTCCATCAAGACCTTATGCATCTATAAGTATTTATAAAACAGCACATGAATCATTAGATGATATTAAATCTTATTTCTTAGCTGTATGTAAAGGCTCTTATGATGTTTCTTATCTTAATAGTATAGCAGCAAGAGGGAAGAAAACATTTTCTGACACTGTTATGAATCAAGGTGAAAAATCATTAAGTCCAACAACAATAAGAATTAAAGGTCATGATTTCCAATTAGATCATACTGGATATTTACTCCAAAACTTTGATGCAAAAGTTTATAAAACAAATTTTGAAAAGACTAGATATGATTAGGAGTGATTATGGCAGGGGTAGCTAAATTTGGTAAGAAGTGGCACAACGTTAAACGTAAATCTGCTGGAACATGGGAACATGGGGAATACATTGAAGGTGTAGAAGAAACTGTTAAAATCTATGCAAACATCCAACCAGCTTTCTCAATGCAGCAAACAAAACTTCTACCAGAAGGTGATAGAGATAAAGAAGCTATCTGGGGCAGTAGCAATCATTGGGTTTACAAAGCTGAAAGTGGAAATCCACCAATCAGTCCAGATATTATTCTGTATCGAGGTTGTGAGTGGGAAGTTAAAGGCATCATGCCTTACTTAAACAATGGTGTTCATGTAGAGTTCGCTGCTGTAAAAATTAAAGACAGTGAGGCTCCAAGGATAGGTGGATTAGTCACTCCAATACCTTCCAGCCCAACGACACCTTAAGGAGCTACAATGCTATTTGAACAAAGATTAATAGCTGCTTTAGAAAGCACAGAGCCTACAAT